ATTAAGGTTTGGTATGGCATGTAGTTTATCGTAAGCTTCAACGCCATCTGCAACGATGATAATCTTGTTGACCATGGTATCAGTTAACAACTGGCCTACGAGTCTAGTCAAGCCACTAATGTTTGACTTAGTTGGTATGACCACATTGATTTTGGATCCGCGCAACTTATAAAAGAATAAGTTATTCTTCAAACGTTCATCATCAGGATTCAAAGCAAGAGCAATCTCACCATAGTGCAATGCTTCTTTATCTAGACCAATACGATGAGCAGCTAGAGCAGCCATGTCATTAGGCCACCAACCATAAGCATCAGGTTCAGTTAAATATAAACCTGCACTGTATGGTATGGTAAGTGCACGCTTGGCCGCAAAGTACATACCAATCCAATTCTCTATTGAGTAGTAGTGTCTAGCTAGGTCAGTCCATACCTCAGCACCGTGTGGGTATTCACCACAGGCACGCAACAACCAATGCTCTGCTTCACCAGGGTGCATCTTAGCTAGGTAACGCATAGACCATGCGCGTTCAGCATTCCATACAGACTCTGGCATTGTCAGGTGCTGCTTGAAGAGAGTAGTTGCCTCTTCAAATCGGCCGTGAAAAAACAATTCTCTTGCACAGTAATAAACATTGCGGTCATTATGTGGATTCTCCTCAACATCTTTAAGAAGTAAAGGAAGGTATTGACTACGTGGCTTTGTATTATCTGCATGATGATGAATCTCTAGCCCAATAAAAGCCTGACGTTCTTCGTGTCCTGGATTGGTAATGTTAACTTCATGTACACGATTAACCCAGTGATGACTGTGTCTGCGTACAATCTTGTCACCATGATACTTTAATCCTGGTGTGCCGTCTTCTTTCCATGACCACGTGTATTCATAGCGTAGTCTGTTGACATTGGTTGGAGCCTTGTCAATGTGTTCACGCCAGCCGGCAACAAGCACTTCATCTAGATCTAAATTGATAAGCCAAGCATCCTCATCAGGTAGACTGTTCAGCAAGTGGTTTCGAGCCACCGCAAAAGACCAATCTTCCCATGCCTTTTCAATAACGGTAACACCACACTCTTTAGCTATGGCAATGGTGTCATCGGTACTTCCCGTGTCCAGAAGCCATATCTCATCAGCATCCTTGGCTGACTCAGCCCAACGCTTTACAAACTTAGCTTCATTCTTGGCAATGGAACAAACAATTACTTTCACTTCATGGCCTTTTCTACTATACGGCACACGCCCTTGATAATGACACCGCCGCTAACAAATATCACTGTTAAAAATACAATCTCAGCAATCATGCTAGTCTCACTCCATCCAACTGCTGCATGACATCATTGATAAGCTGCATGCGTTCGTTAGATACTTTAGATTCATCCTTGGCTTTAGGCTTACCGCAGTGAGGGCAAGTATCCAAAGACTTCTTAGTTAATTTAACTACCTTTGTTTTACTAGGCATTGTTGTTCTCCTTCGCATAGTATTTGTTGTATTGCTTCTTCCATACACGACCACTAAGTATAATAGTAATGTTCTCTCTTGTAACATTGAAGATTTCTGCGATGTTTTTATGTGTACGATTTTCTACATCTCTGAGCCTATAGATTTCAAAGATATCTTCTTCGGTTAGCTTGGATCTATAATGGTCTTCACCAGCAGCCATGTTTCTGTTTATAGGCATTCTTCCCTCGGCGTAGGCTTTCTTTATTCCTGCACTGATTCTTTCTTTAGTCTCTTCTGCAAGTGGAACACCTAGCTTCTTAGCCCTAGCTGCTCTGCCAATGGCAGCTTTATGTTCTGGGCTTCTTGGTATTCCCTTTTGTGGGTAACGGGAATCTCGAGCTTGATTTAAACAATCTGGATGGTCAAAATATATCTGAAGGTATTTGTTTTCCACATCAAAGCATTCCGATTTGCCGCAAACTTCAAGCACTTCAAATGAAACTTGTTTATATTCTTCATATGCCTGAAGTACAAGATGATTAGTATGATAACCCTTCTTGAGCATGGACTTATGGTGGCTTGCTCTATCTGAAAGGCTGACAGTTGTAGACCCAATATAGAACTTGTTGCCAATGGTCATTTTATATACACAAGGCTCATAGCCTAAGTCACTATAGGTTCTATTTCTACCCATTAGAGTGAAGCCCAGAAACCACGAAAGAAGTTTCTCACTGTCATTGATGCTGCTTCAATCTGACCACTGATTGTTATCCAGACTAGTTGTACTTTTAACTTTAACATTTGCTATCTCCTTTTTTAGTCAGCCGAATTGCTGATATATACATAGTAACATAGTTAGTTAGATAAGTCAACCTGAAAAAGAAAAAAGTTTGTATGAATGAATGAATGAATGGATTGCCCGCATGCAATCCACCTTCGTTGGATTCGCCGCCAAACAATCAATCAATGTGTTAATTATGATAATACATAACATAGAGATAAAGAACACAGATGCATGGTTATGTTCCTAAAAGGCATACAAGTTGAATACAAGTATGATAGAACAAGGTTAAACTGAACTGAACTGCAAAATATCGCCATAGACATTCACCTCTATTGGTATTGGGCACCTTTAACTTTAATACTAGACAGTGTCAAGCGAACAGGTGTTTGCCTCTTCTTTGCCCCTTCTTCTCCAGGGAATTCCTTACGAACGTGTGTTCGCCCCTGTGATTAACCCTACATAAAGGAGAAGCCTAGGACCATTCGGGGAGGAATCCGAACAATCCTAGGCTTTATTATTATGGCTTAGCTATTATGTTATAGTTGCCGGCTTAAGAACCCCTCCGCTCTCTCACCGACAAGACAAGTATAGCACAGTGTGGTGGAGAGTTGTAGAGTTTTACAGATATACATCTGATATATCACGCCGGCGTCAAGGATATGTCAAGGACAAGATGAGAACAAGCACAGACCAAACCCTAACCACACCCCCCACCCCCAGCCCCCCAGTATACATCAATATAATAGATACTATATCTATGCAAGGACATACGGAATATTCTAAATACCCCCCCCTTTATTTTAAAGGTACCGGTCTATTTTAATATTATTATTCAGTAGAAATTAAGAATGAATTTCACACATGCCAAACATCTTCTTGAATAAATAAAGAAAGGACCTAGGACCATCACCTGTCCTAAGCCCTTCCTCGGAAGCCGTTAAAATCCCCTAAGGATCCTAACCATTACTATTCGGTCATCTAACTTCTTAGACTATGTGCAGCTTCCCCGTAGGGAGAGATGCCCTCCAGGACCTTCCTGAAGTAAGACTAGTGTAGCACCTCTTGGTGTGGCGTGTCAAGTCCACATGAGTACCAGTCTGGCAAGAACCAGTGCTGTAGTGTTACGCATGCATTGTACTTGTCTACTAATGCTTTATTTAAGGTTTTGCGGGGGCCATTCTTTTCAGTCCATACCTCTATTCCATCAGAATAAAAAAAATTGCCGTCGGGAAAGGCATATTTCTTTATTGGCATGGTGCGTTCATGCAAAGGTATAAGGTCTTTGGCAGCCATTGCCATTGCCTCTTCAAAGGAAAGCTCATCTTTAATTGGGCCTTCTATGACGAGTTCTTCTTTGCCTGAGTAAGAATTCATTTTTCTTCTGCCGGCGAAACTGAAATGGTCACCTATCTTTAAAGCTAGTATGGCTTCCTTCAGTTCAGCACTAAAATCTTTAAAAAAACCTACGGTGCCGAAGGCTTCGCCTGTTTCTTCAATTTCAGCTGTAAAGAATGCTGAAGATGGTTTAGCCTTTGGAGTAGTTTTAACTATGGTATGGAATGTAGGCATGCTTAGTTCCCACTTATTTTTAAGATTTGGGCGGCAAGCATGACAATGGCATCATCTTTAGGCAACTGACGCATAAGGAACTGTAGATCCTTTTGGATCTGCTCCTTCTTATCTGATGGATCTGAAAATGAAAAAGTGGTATTAGGAAGCACTGCACCTGGTGGCATAAGGTTTATTAAGCTGTTTACAACTATCTGGGCTTGGCCAGTCTGCTTATTAATGTTATCCTTGCCATCTACGATGATAGATGAACCTGGTTCGGCATTAGAGATTGTTTGAATGTCGGCATGTGTGTGCTTATCTTTAAAAAGCACCCATTGCTTTTTGGGGCCGTCGCCTGTCTCCACATCCAGGTAGACGACTTTGGACAGTACTCTGGCTTTATTTTTAATTATTCCTGTTACTTGCATATTCAGTTCCTTCTATGTAATTGGTGTATAATTGTTTCTTATTCAATGCATTCAGTTCAAATATCATATTCTTGAAAATGAATGAAGAATAATTACCTATTATAATACCGCTAGGGTGGTAGAAATGCAAGCTGTAAATGCAACATTTCCAAGAATTCATCTACTGTTAACCTTCCGTTAACCTTTTGTTCATGTAACATCTATGGAAAAAATTTTATATACTGTAGGAACTTACATTTTTTCAGAAGGACCATGCTTGAATGGCTAGAACAGAATCACTATTTTTATCGCAAGAACAAGAGGCTTACCTCGAGTGGCTGCTTACTCCAGAGGATGCTAGAAAGCCAGCTACCAAAAAAGCTTGGGCAGAAGAACATGAAGTACATATCAATACTTTAGGAACATGGGAGAAAAAGAAACAGTTCATTGAACGTTGGGCACTTGGCGTTAAAGGAATGGCCCAGTCTCCTGAGAGAACTCAATCATTGCTAGATGCCCTATATCTGAAAGGAATATCTGGAGATGTTAAAAGTGCCGAGTTGTATTTAAAGGCAACAGGTTACATTCAGCAGTCCCAAACATTAAACATTAAAACTGAGACTTCCGTTAAAGATTTGTCAGATGCCGAACTTCAAGCAGCAATATTAGAAATAACTGAAAAGCAAAACAAGAAGGTAAGCATTCTTCCTACCATGTCAATAGAAAAGGTTGGTGATTCCGATTAGAGCTGTATGGACCGCCCCAGGCAATAACGTCATTCAGGGAAACAGCAATGTGCTGATTGCCCGCATGATGAATACCCTAAAAAGGGAATTGCAAAATCAACAGGACCAATTGCTTATTGACCACCAAGATGAATCTGTTGTTGATGGTGGCGCGGCCGAATCAATCATGTTCCACTACCTCATAGCACCAGATGCCACACCACTAGCAGCAGGAGTTAGCGTTTCCAATAAAGCACTAACATCAAATGTTGCTACGTTAACAACAGCCGTTGCACATGGATTTGCCGTAGGACAAAATGTGTTTGTTTCTAACGTTGACTCTACATTTGATGGAACATATGCAATTGCTTCAGTGCCAACTACAACTACTTTTACTTATAGTAAAGTAGCAAGCAATGTCGGTTCAACAGCTGCGTCTGGATCTTGTATCATATCGGTAGGAACTTTTGATGCAAGTCAAGGTGCTGCAGGAACAACACCTGCAGAATATGTTCTTGACCAAAGAAGAGATATTATCAAGAGAAGAGGATTCTAAATGGCGGTTTTAGTACAGTTACGTAGAGATACTCAGGCCAACTGGTACAACTACAACCCAATTCTAATGGCAGGTGAAATTGGTATCTGTATTGATGCTGGCCCGCCACAAACCATTCCTGCTACTGGTCCTGCAACTGCAACAGCTCCTGGTCCTGGCTTTAAAATTGGTGACGGTACTACTAACTGGAATAATCTACCATGGGTTAACACTGGTCCTACAGGCGCTACTGGTGGTGCAGGTCCAACCGGTCCGACTGGCTCTACTGGTCCGACTGGTGCGCCTGGTACTGCTTCCAACACTGGTGCGACTGGACCGACCGGTCCCACTGGTCCTGGTGGAACTGGACCCACCGGACCAACTGGGGCTACGGGTGCAGCATCAACAGTAACTGGACCTCAAGGTCCCACAGGTGCCACGGGACCTACTGGTCCCCAAGGTGACACCGGACCAACCGGTCCTACAGGTTTAGTAGGTAACCAAGGACCAACAGGCCCTACGGGTGCAACCGGATCCACAGGAGCAACGGGAGCAACCGGATCCACTGGAGCACAAGGTTCAACAGGCCCTACGGGATATACAGGTCCTACGGGTGCCACTGGTCCCACGGGAGCAACAGGCTCTACGGGAGCCACAGGTGCAGCATCTACTGTTACGGGACCCACGGGAGCCACTGGAGCCACAGGTGCCACGGGAGCTGCTTCTACTGTGACTGGCCCTACGGGTCCGACAGGTTACACTGGGCCCACAGGCTCTACAGGTGCCACTGGTGCTGCTAGTACAGTAACCGGACCTACAGGCTACACCGGTCCAACTGGAGCACAAGGCGCAACAGGAGCCACAGGCGCAACGGGTGCAACAGGAGCTCAAGGCTCAACAGGCCCTACAGGCCCACAAGGTGCAACAGGGCCTACGGGTGCAACAGGTGCACAAGGTGTGACAGGGCCGACAGGACCTACGGGAGCTACAGGCGCAGCTTCAACCGTGACAGGTCCTACGGGTTATACTGGCCCTACTGGTTATACGGGCCCAACAGGAGCTCAAGGTCCACAAGGGGAAACAGGCCCCACGGGTTACACTGGCCCTACAGGATATACAGGCCCTACAGGACCTCAAGGTATACAAGGACCGACTGGGCCTACGGGTTACACGGGTCCAACAGGAGCAGCCTCCACAGTAACGGGTCCGACGGGTCCAACTGGATACACTGGCCCGACTGGATACACAGGACCTACTGGACCACAAGGTATAACGGGACCTACAGGTCCACAGGGCGAAACAGGACCGACTGGTTACACAGGACCCACTGGTTATACGGGCCCAACAGGTGCAGCATCAACTGTGACAGGTCCGACTGGCTATACTGGACCGACTGGTTATACAGGGCCTACAGGTGCAGCTAGCACTGTAACTGGACCGACAGGCTATACTGGACCTACAGGCTACACTGGCCCAACGGGATACACAGGTCCACAAGGACCAACAGGTCTTGGTGGTACTGTTGCTAACTGGGGTTCATTCTGGTCAACTGTAGACCAAACGGCTGGCGCAACTGGAACAGCTTATGCAGTTACTTATAATAACTCTGATGCAGGCAACACTAACGTAACACTTTCAAATAACAGCAGAATTAACTTTACTTATGCTGGAGTTTATTCATTAACATTCTCCATTCAGTTTGCAAGCTCAAGCAATCAAATCCATGATACTAACGTTTGGTTTGCCAAGAATGGAACAAACATTCCAGATAGTGATACAAAGTTAAGCGTTGTTGAATCTCACGGTGGAGTAGACGGTCATGCACTCATGACTGTAAACTTAGTTCTCGAACTTGCTGCCAATGATTATATTGAATTGTACTGGCAGACAGATAATACAAATATTCGTCTTGAGTATAATGCTGCAGCATCTCCTGCTCCTGCAATTCCTTCAGTAATATTAACTGCAGTTCAAGTAACTTATACGCAGTTAGGACCGACAGGTTATACAGGCCCTACGGGTTACACAGGACCGACTGGCTACACAGGACCCACGGGATACACGGGCCCTACTGGCTATACGGGACCGACAGGGTACACAGGACCAACGGGTTATACAGGGCCTACAGGCTACACGGGCCCGACTGGCTATACTGGTCCTACGGGCTACACAGGTCCTACGGGTTATACGGGACCGACTGGTCCTACAGGCATTGGTAGATTTACCGTACTAACCTCTGCACCAACTGGACCACTCAATGGCGACATTTGGTATAACTCTGAAATTGGAAGAACCTACACTTACTACGTTGATGCTAACACAAGTCAATGGGTAGAGTTTGGTAACGCTAACCAAGGACCAACTGGCCCGCAAGGAGATTGGTCTGTTTCACAAACAGTATCAAACAAAACTGCAAGCTACACATTGTTAACAGCAGATGCTGGAAAGTTAATTACTATGACAGTTTCTGGGGCAAACAACATAACAGTAGATGGTTCACTTGATTTAGCAGTTGGTCAAAGAATTGACCTTATGCAACTCGGCGCTGGACAGTCTACAGTTGTAGCATCAGGAGCTACAGTTAATGGAACTCCTGGACTGAAGTTCCGTGCACAGTACTCTGCTGCATCATTAGTATGCATTGGCACTGACACCTACGTACTTGTAGGAGACTTGAGCGCCTAATGCCACAGACCCTTGGAATTGTTGCATCGCACTATACTAGATCTATCATAAACGTAGATTATCTTATAGTTGCAGGTGGTGGTGGAGGTGGAGACGGTGCATCTGGTTCACCATCATATCGCTTTGGTGGTGGTGGTGGTGCAGGTGGTGCTCGCTATAGTCTTGCAGCTCCTAATGGTGGTACAGTTTCAGGCCAACCTAAAGTACAGTTATATTTAGGCACTTATACAATTACAATTGGTGGCGGAGGATTAAGAAATAATAATGGCAATGACTCATCAGTTATTGGTCCAGCAATTTCATTAACATCAGCTGGTGGTGGACGCGGGGGAAGTCAAAATGCTGCAAGCACTGTTGGAGGTAACGGTGGCTCTGGTGGTGGCGGTGCAGCATCTTTAAATCCAAGTAGTACTAGATTAGGTGGTTCTGCAACAGCTGGCGTAGGTTATGTCCAAGGTTATGCTGGCGCTGAAGGCTATAGAGATAGCAGTGATGTTAGAGGTCGTGCAGGAGGTGGCGGAGGAGCTGGAGATTCACCAGCTATTTGGAGTTTTCAAGGTGGACAAGCACAAGGATGGGATGCTAACAATTGGGAAACAGGAGTTCTTATTGTTGCTGGTGGTGGAGGAGCTGGTGGAACACAAACATTTTCTCCATACGCATTAACTGGTGGTAGTGGTGGTAGTGGTGTTGGTGGTGATGGTGGCCCAACTACAACAGCAGGTGTTGTAAATACTGGTAGCGGTGGTGGTGGTGGTGCTGCTACTTCAACAGTATCAAGTCTTGGAAACTTTGGTGG